ATACCTTTTAGAATTCCCATACCTGCTTCTGATATTCCACCAGCTATTTGCGCTAATGGATTAGGACCTGGCGGTTCTATTGGTTGTCCGCTGGCAAAAAAGTCTGCTGTAATTTGTTCTCGAGTCGGCTGCATTGTTGGCGTTTGTATATTTACTTGATTCCTAGATGTCATATTTATAAATTCCCTTCAAATTGTTCATCTTAAAATTTACGAATTGCACCAAATGTACGCTCCTGTGACATTCGAGGCACATTTTTAGTTGCTATATCTAAAGCAATTTTTCCAACTGGGCTTCCTACATTAATTTGCTCTAATAGCTTTTGCTCTTCACCGCTTAAACGATAATCTACACCAGCCATATTATCTAAAAGAGCTTTTTCTTTTTCAGTTGCAAGTCCAGCAGTTTCTCTTGCTCTATAAATTTTAGATAATATATCTTTTTGTTGTTGTGTCGCTATTGGTAATTTTTGCTGTTCTAATACTGTCTCTACTTCTTCTCTACCTATTTTTTGTACTGGCCGATAAGTTGCAGCTTGTGCAGCTAAAGCCTGTGCTCCAGCAAACTGTTCTCTAGATCTTTGTCTTCTAAGTGCCTCTTCTAAACCTAATTTTTCTACTTCCAAACCTAATGTTTTAGCTAATTCTGAAGCTTGCATCTGTTGTAATAATGCTGCTTCTGGCCCACGAACACCTGCTTGTGTTTGTGCTAACTTTGCACGGCGCAAAGCTTGTTGCTGCTCAGGTAGTTGTTGTTCTCTTATAATTTGCTGTAAACGAGTTACCTCTTCTGGAGTTCCACCAGTTGCTGCTAAAAATCCAGCTATTCCAGCAGCTTCTCTTTCTTGCGCTCTAGCTAATGCTTCTTCTTGACCTAATTCAGTACCAGTTAAAACTGCTAATTCTTTAGCAAATTCCCGCTCTGAAAATTCTTTTTGCTGCTGTAATTGTTCTCTAGTTAGTGCTGCTTGCTCTGCAGTTTGGCCTTTTATTGCTTTTTGTTGCTGCGAAGCCGAATATGCAGACACTCCAGCCCCTATTGTTGCCGCTCCTATTGCTGCCCATGACATAATAATTCCTCCTTATTTTTATTTATATATTCATTGCTTTCACGATTTATTTTATTAAATTTATTCAATAATTCTTGATCAACCAAATTATTTTCTCTTTCCTCGATAATCTCTTTTTCAATTTCATCTACATCTGTTTTATCTGTTACATGAAAGGTTAACCAAGTTGTATCTTCTTCAATATACAAAAGCCGTCTTGTATTTGGCTCTGTTATACCTGTATGTGGTCCAACAATATCTTCTATTTTTGTGCCATCAAAAACTTTACATTTACCTTTAGTAACTACAAAAGGATGATTTGTTTTGTGTATCTTGGATGTAAGCAATGTACCTGCTGGCATAAATATTTCTCGTATGTACATGCCGTCAGTAAAACGATGTGTCAAAGGCATAACAACAGGTTCTCCAGTTGCGATTATTGCTTCGGCCTTATCTAGAATTTCATGTATGTCATTTTGTAGTTTTGTCATAATTCTTTATTACTTATAGTTCTTCCAACTAACTTCCAACCTTTAATGCTTGCCTGTGTTTGTGTAGTCACTTTAAATCTCATCCATTTACCATAGCGATTTAAATGTATAAGACTATAATCTTCTTCATCGTCTGTAGTCTCATAATAATCTTCATCATAGTAATCATCAGCATAAAAGGCACCGGCATATGTTATTGTTGCAGTTATCGTATTTGTACTATTAATTGTAGCCAAAGCACTTAATGTATTTGAGCCTGTCTTGTCATAATATATATATAGCTGACTAAAATATTTATCATCAGTATCAACCGCGATTTCTGGTGTTTCAAAAAATGCTGTTATTTCTTCGCCCCGATATTGTGTATCGTTATACATCTGCTCAACAATGCCAGCGTTTTTCTGTGCAACATAAAAATTTTGTCCAAGTTTTCCAAAAATCCAATATTCTGGGGTATATGAAGTCGTATTTATAAAATATTTAGTCCAGCCAGCAATTCGTATGTCGTACACATACATAAATGTTTCTGCTATTAAATGATATTTGTAATCATGAAAAGCTGCATGAAGTGGGTTGTCTCGTAGCTGATTTGCAAAACTATCTTTATTTAAAGCAATTGAATAATTATTTGTTCGTAAGTTATCAAATGACGTAGCTAAGTTTGTCGCAATATTACCACTAAAAACACGAACGTCATAAAGATTAGATACAAACATGATGCCGCCAGGTAATACATCATTTTCTGGTATTCTCGCTATGCTAAATCCATCTGCACAACCTACATTTGAAGTCGTTTGCTGAACTTTAGTTACTAAACCTGAAGTATCAGCTAAATAAATATGACTTTCTGAAAAAACGACAATTTGATTATAATCTTCAATCAATCCAGTAAGAGCTGTGTTATCATTTCCAACACCTGATACATCATATACGCCAGAGGTATTAAAAAATATTTCAACTTCGATCTCTGAAACATAAAGATAATTTGGACGATTAGTATTAACTGCTCCAATTAATTTTTCGTCTTTGACTGTTATAAATTGTGGTGTAGGGCAAGCACTATTAGTACTAGGTATAGCAGCGCCTAATGATCCATCAGCTATATTGTCTTGATAAGTCAAAGTAGTATTATCATTTATTGTTGTTACTAATTTTAATGATGATCCACCGGCTGTAGTACGATATATTTTACGTGCAGTACAATTACTAACACCTACAGGAATATCTAAATCAATGCTTTTACCACTAACCGTAATTGTATTACTTACTGTTCCTATTACAATTTCAACGCCATCAATAACGTATGTCATCGCATAATAGTAGGTTCCGGTTAAACCACCTGCGACTAGTAAATCTTTTGCCGTTGGCGCACCCATTTCTTTAACATAAGTGCCGTCATACACTAACGGATAATCAAAGCCATTTGAAATAAATAGTTTGTCATTTAAGATCCCAAAAGTACATTTTTTTTGAGCTGTCATACCTGTATATATAGTTGTTGGTGAACTTAAAAAATCTTTTATTATAGACCCATTTTGTATACAAATATTTTCTGTTTGAAACTGACCAGCACTATCGATATATCTAAATTGTGTAATCCCGTCTATACGATTTGCACCAACGTTATATTCTACACTTGGGGCTTTGATTCTTTGACAGCCTGTAATGCCGTCATAATTCATATTTTCAATATTGTAAAAATAGTCAGCGGGAACAAACTTACGTCCTTTGTCATCCCTTAAACCTTTAGACTGATAAGATTCTAGAACAAATGTCAAAGATTAACCTCCACGTTGTCTAGTTCCCAATCATAAGCATGTCCTATCATAGTACCATTTACAATTTGACCGTATCCAGCTTGTATATCACGCTTAGCTTGTGCGTAAAAAGCAGAAGCATCAATTTTGTAAGGTTGCGCTCTTTCGGCATCAATCTTACTTAATAAACGATAAGCTACCATATCAACTATAGGCTCTACATGTTCATCTGGTATTTCCATCTCTTTGTCTAGCTGTGCTTGCGAAATATTATCGTTTCCATCAACAGTAATAACAAAATGTTTTTTACGATAATACATAACAAGATTATTTTCGGTTACAGTATCAGTGTCACTATGTCCTGCTGCGGTTGTACCTTCTACGCCACGAGTACATCCTGTAAATGTAGTTGATGATTTATGTGTATAGCGTATCTTTTCATTATTAATTGTTATACGTCCATTCAGTTCAGGAAACCCACTAGTTGATGCAACAGTTATTGTTGTTGCACTATCTGATAATGCACCACTAAGTGTTGTTGTATTAGGTGTTCCGCTATTGTCAGGATAAATTGTTATTTCGTCATTCCATACACTAAAAAACCTAGGTATGCCGGCATATGTGCCATAGGGAAACTCGCTGTTAACTTTATTTAAATCTTTATAATTTAGCGGATATTTACGTCCGTCACGCCAAATATAAACAAATCGATAAGCTTGTGATCGTATAGCATCAGTTGGGGCTGTTGCAACACGAGTATCTAACCCTAATGTTGTACTAAAAATATCTTCTATGCCTTTAACGGTTGATGAATAAAGATCTAATGCATTTTTTAATTGTTCAACAATACGCTTATTCGTAAATAATGTATTTGCATTTTTGCCTGTTAAATCGTCTGGCATCCCTAATGCTGTATTTATTCTATCTAAAACTTCACTAACTAACATTTATCCTCCTACGCATAGTATTGTGTTGCGTTCGCTGCTATTTGTGCATCGACATAAGCTTTAACTGCTTTTGCACTTG